GAGCGCCAACCTTGCACCATTTTCGTGATCGAGGAAACGCTGGCGTTCCTAGCGGCCAACGGGATGCCAGCAATGGCGCAGTGTTCGTATGGCGACGGACCAGTGACTAGCCCACGTCCAGAGGCAAGACCATGACCGTAACGGACCGAACGAAAAAAGAAGTGCAGCGCCTCTATGAAAAGCACGTGCGAAACCGTGGCGTAGTAGTCGGGTCGCTGATGCAAGCGATGTACAACAAAGGTGGCTTGCCACTCATTGGGTGGCTGGCCGACAACACACCCGAAGGCGTGACTATGAGCGAAGTGTTGGCAGCTATGGCACAGGACGAGATGGACAGCGAAGCGGAGTTCCCCCCAGCGAGGGGAAGTAAGGCTGTGTTCAAAAGTGTACGGAGGAAGCCATGACTGACGCACCAAATCTATGCCCCACCTGCCGCACTGTTATCACGCCGAAAGAGGCCAAAGAATACCAAGCCCTGCAAGCCCGCATTGATGAGCTGGAAGCCGAACTTGCAGCAAAAACCCTAGCGGAGTTGCCCGCACACATGGGGATGAACGACTATGACGCACAGGTCCGAATTGCTGATCAAAGCATTGGAGAAGAAATGACTTGTCCACCATGTAACAATAACTGTCGCCAAGGGCGCGACTGTCCGAATAAACCAAAGGCCCCTGACTTCTGGGCTATTGGTTTCTGGGTGTATGCCATTGGCTGCACCGCCTACACCGCCGCAGTGTTTGTTGTGGCATACGTTACCTACCACTTACCCTAAGAAAGGGGAAAAATATGAGAAATTTTTTACTTGCAACTGTTGGCTTGGCAGCGCTGTCTGCGTGTACGCCTGAGTATGCTCAACCCATCTGTAACCGCGCGGCTATCGCATGGGACAAGTGGGGCGAGCCTACTGAGCTGGACGAAATCTGTCTGCCTACACCAGTGCCAGTGGTCACGCCAATAGTGGACCTTCCCCCAACTGAGGGGAACCCGCCAGTGGACGAGCCACCAGTGGACGAGCCACCAGTGGACGAGCCACCAGTGGACGAGCCGCCAGTGGACGAGCCTAAAGTAAAAGGCAACAACGGCTGGGGCAACGGTGACCAACCAGCGCCAGGAAATTCGTTGGAAAACAACAACGCAGAGAACGACCGAGGCGGTCGCTCACAACGAAACCACGGACAGGCGAGTGCTGACTGATGCAAACACATGAGTTCATAGCGCAGTTTAGGTACTCTGCCGACAAGGGGATGGATAGCTATCGTATCCTCAAGGCTGGAGAGCGCGGAGACTGCGACGATTTTGCTATGACTGTTGCATATCTAGAGGCGGGCAGTATTGCCCGTCTTTGGATCAACATTCTAACGCTTCGCACCACGTTTCATCGTGTGACAGCCACGGAGGGTGAAGGGCATCTAGTGCTCAAGCATCGTGGTCAGTACATCGACAACATCAAAAAGTATTGGAGGCCAACAGTCGATTACAAACGCAAGTTCCCCTATGTGAGGGGACCATTGACAATCGCAATCAAACTACTGATAGGAAAGTTCCAATGAATAAGATTGATGAGTTCGATAAGCAGTTGCAGGGGCTGGTCAACAGTGACCGCATGAAAGACTATGGCCACCCTGCTGACCACTTCGCCAAGAGCGCTATGTTGAAGCAGGAGTTGTTCAAAGACTACACTGGCGACTTGTCTATGAAACACGCTATGGAGATGGTGGTCGATAAGCTGGTGCGGTTGTCTCATAGCCCGTACCACTTGGATAGCTGGATTGACGTAGCTGGCTATGCCCGCACCGCAGTCATGGTCATGGATAGACACGAGATGGGTCCTGAAAGGTCGTTCATTGACGAGGCGCGAGAGCAACTTCGCAGGGAGAAGTACAACGCTGGCGGCACCTTTAAGGACTACGAAGGGACCGTCAGAGAACCGCTGCCCAAAGGCTACGAAGGCAGACCGCATCAAGCAGTCCCCTTCGGTGGGGAGAAAGACAATGGATAAGTACCTAGCAACCAAGTCGAAGGCGCAACTAGAAGCGCTGCACCGCATCGCCAAGACACGGCTGCGCCCGTTCTTCACTGATGCAAAGGCCATGATAGCTTTGCGGGAGGCGAAAGATAAGGCATGAAAGTAGTCAGGTACATAGGACCTAACGAAGAAATACCGAAGAACCGCAACGCCCTTATGGACGATAAAGGCAAGGTGCAACTGGACTTCGGGTTTCTTGGCTGGGCAGAGCGAGACAGGGCGCATCCTATGTGCTATGGCTGGCATAACGTAATAGCAGAAGATTGGAGCGAGGTGCAATGAAGACTTTAATGGACATTCAAGTAGAGGATAGTAACATCTTGTCTAGTGGACAGGACGTGCCTAACTTCTCATTGGCTGGTACTGGTAAGACCTTGACAGCGCTTGAAGCGTTCAAGAAGTCTGGTCATAGCCGTGGTCTAGTGTTAGGCCCAGTCATTTCTTTGCAGATGTGGAAGGAGGAAAGCGAAGAATGGCTGGGCTGCAAGACGCAGGTACTACGCGCAGGAAACGACATCATCGACCCGTCTGCTGATCTAATCGTGGCACCGTATGACCTAGCGGGGCAGTCCATGCAAGCTAGGCTGTACAAAGAGTTTACCCCCATTGAGGGGAAAACCTCAGCGCTGATCTTGGACGAGAGCGACAGGCTACGGCGTGCTACATCGAAGCGGGCTTGCGCTGTGTATGGTACACGTACAGACGGACGCGGCGGGTTCATGGAGAACCATGATCAGGTGTGGAACATGACAGGCAACCCTGTGTACCGCTTCCACGACGATCTGTGGCCTATGCTACATGCCATGTTTCCTGACGTGCTAGAGAAGTATGTTTCGACTGAGTATGAGCAGTTCGTCCGTAACTTCTGTGTCGTAAAATTGAAAAAATTTAACGCCCGCATGGAGCCAAAGCTGACGATCATCCGTTCGCAAAGCGAACAGGTAATCAACCACATACTGTACAAAGAGATAGGCGCTATCAGGCGGAAAGAAGCACCCGACCTGCCAGAGCTAACAGAGAGCACACTTTACCCTAAGTTAGGGGCAGTTCCAGCAGAGTACGGCAAGCTAGTCAACAAGATGACAGAGCAGTCCTTGCTCAAGGCGCTGGTGACCAGCAATGAAGACGGCGAGATTGACATGCAGCATGTGTGGCAAGCAGTTGCCTTAGCTAAGGTGAAGGGCGCTACCGAGTACATCGAAGACTGCTGCAAGCAATCGCCTGTGCTTATCGGGGTGTGGCACAACAGCGTAGGACAGGCTTACTATGAAGAGCTTACCAAGGCTGGGCTTAAAGTGCGGCGGGTCTATGGTGCTACACCAGACAGAGAGCGCGAGGAAATCCGCGACCTCTTCAACGCTGCCGAAATAGATGTAATCGTAGGACAGATGCAAGCTATGGGTGTTAGTTGGAACTTGCAAAAGGCATCGCATCGTGTTATCATTGCTCAGGATCATTTCAGCCCGTCAGTTATTGAGCAATTCTTTAAGAGGGTATGGCGCAAGGGGCAGCAAAGCAAAACCTACCTAGACTTCTTATCCTCAGAGCACCCGCTCGACCGCATCATCGCTAAGGTGCGTAAATCTAGACAGCGCTCACAGGAGAAATCCCTTGATTAAACATTGTTGCGAGAAGCTAAAAAATGACTTGGACGATAAGGTTATTGAGTATGATGACGGTCGCTACAGCGTGAACGGCTGCTGCGGCGGCGGCTGCTACGTTATGAGCAACATAAAGTTCTGCCCACACTGCGGAACCAAACTTACCCTAACGGAGGGGAACTAATGTCTGACCACGACGAGCACAAATTAGAGGCACAGCGGCTAGTGATTAAGCACATGGCGGCTCTTTATGAAGAGGTCAACAAAGAGGGAGCGTGTCATATGTGCGTTCTTCATGGGTTGATGGCGTCGTCTATAGCCAATGTTATGGTGCTAACTCCGTCACAGGGCGAGGTCTTTGAGTTCATGGATACAGCTTACGACACAGCAGAACTGTGTCTAGAGCAAGGGGCGACTGTTAAGCTAGGCAGAGATAAGCGCAAAATGAACTAACAGTAAAAAAGTGCTTGACAACTGTTTAAGAGTATGCTAGGATCATTGGACACAGGGAATGGGTTATTCATGTTTACTAAAGTTAAGCTATTAGGGCCAATGCTCGAAGAGGCTGTCGCCAATAAGGTGATGGCTTGGCCGACCTACGACGGGCAGAACCTAGACCGCGCCAACTTTGTGTCGTCCTCTGAGGTCGGCAAGTGCGCTAGGCAGATTTGGTTTAGTAAACACCTTCCCCCCGTTGAGGGTAAGTTTAAGTGGGGCTTCGCAGAGCGCGGACACGGGCATGAGGCTTGGGTAGTAGAGATGCTACGGTCACTGGACAACGAGTTCGAGTACCTGCACGTAGGCGATGAGCAGGTCTCATTCCATGCTGGTTATCAGAGCGGGACACCAGACGGCGTGTTCGTTAATCAGGGCCGCTGGTGGTTGTTCGAGCATAAGAGCTTTGACCCACGATCAAAAGTTAGTAACTTCCCGAAGCCTGAGCATATCAAGCAGACGGTACAGAATATGGACCTAGTAGAAGAGTGCTTAGGAGTTACCTTCGATGGCGCACTGCTAGTGTATAGTAACGCATCCGACTTCTCAACAACGTATGAGTTTTGGATCGATCGAACTTCCCCTGAGGTAGGGGAAATGATGATAGCCTTGGAAAACCGCGCAGAGGCTATTATGAACGCAGAGAGCGCGGATGATGTCGAGCCTGAGGGTTTGCATAACGGCGGGTGTAAGGTATGTGCCTACGGTTCCCAATGTTCAGCAGCCGTGACGGCAAGTAAAAATGAAAGAAATCGCTATGACAAAATCACAAAGCACGGCTCCAAATTCTTTGGATAACATGAAGCCGCTTATCAAAAAGCTGCTCGAACTGCGCATGGACGCGCGGGACATTGCTGCCGAGATCAAAGAGATCGAAGGCTTGGTTAAAGAAGCTACGGCAGACAAGGGCAAGATGCAGCTAGACAACTACATCTTTGAATGCAAGACAATGGCTGGCCGCAAGACTGTGGACAAGCCAGCGCTTGAAGAGTTCCTGTCTCAGCATGGCAAGAGCTACGACGACTTCACCAAGGTCGGCGCACCATTCATGCAGTTGAAGGTCGATGAAGCGGCTCAACAGCTATAGTAATTCCCCTCACTAAGGGGATGCGGTCAGGGCGCTACCGCAGCTTAGCGCCCACAACCCATAAGGAATTGATAAATGGGAAATGAAGTAGCAAATCCGTTCGGTGCTGGCACCGCAATGGCAAACCGCCAAGAGATGGCAAAGCGGGCGCAAGAGAGCGCTCAGAATAGCTCACGCGCTGGTGCTCCAGATGGTTCAGATTACATGAACTTCTCTGGCAAGCGTGGTGCCTACACTATCGGGCAAGAGAAGCGCAAGGTCGATAGCGACGAGCTTTGGGTGCTGAACGTCGGATCATTCGAAGATGGTTTTGTGTGCTGGAAGGGCGGCAAGCCTGCGTCAACCCGCATGTACAATATCTACACTGGCGTGCCGATCAGCCAGCCTAGCGATGACGAGCTTGGCCCGTTCGACACTGGCCGTGGTGAAGGCTGGCACCAAGCTAAAGGTTGGGTAGCCAAGTCCGTTGACAACGATCAGCAAGGATACTTCAAGATCAATAGCGTATCTGGCGTTGGCGAGATGGCGGATATGGTCGAAGAGTGTTCGCGCCGCATGGCCGTTGGTCTACCTTGCTGGCCTGTCTTCCAGTACGACATGGAAGAGTTCGAAGCGCAGGGCTACAAAAACTTCAAGCCGATCTTCAATGTTGTTGGCTGGCTTGACGACGAAAATCTCGCACTGACTGCTGAGGAAGAGTTTGATATTGACGAGTTGATCGCCAATTCAGGCGAAGCCGACCCAGCACCAGCGGTCGAGAAGAAGGCTTCCAAGGCTGCTGCCCCAGCTAAGGAAGAGGCTGATCCAGAAGAGAAGCCTACTCGCAGCCGTCGCCGCCGCGCGTCTGCTTGAGTAACCTGAGGGGCGAGATGACCCACCCGCCCCTCACATTTTTTCCCCTAACTGAGGGTAACCTTATGACCAAGATTAAAGTAGACAAGCTAACTGAGGCTGAGCTTGACGCTCACTCGGAAGAGATTGAAGAGATTATGGCCGATGCCCAAGAAGAGGCCATGCTGAACGCGCAGCTAAAGCAGCTAGATAGCGCTGCTGCTGACTTTCACCAAGGCTATCTAGCGATGGTCAAGGCTCTGGGTTCTTTGCCTGAGAGCCGTGGCCGCGCCATAGCCATGACCCATATGGATACAGGGGTTCTCTGGGCGCAGCAAACATTCAATGACTTCAAGATTGCTCTGAACAAGCAGTCCGATGGCAGCTAGTTACGCCAAAACAGAAGAGCACTTCAATGCGTCGTGCAAGCGTTATAGCCTCATCAGTCTTGATGAAGCTATAACACTGCTTGCCGACATGGACGAGTTCGCTCTCGACTTTGAGACAACAGCACTGGACCCGACCAATGGCGAAATCCGCGTTACCAGCATCTGCAACGACGAACATCACTTCATCATCGACCACCTTATCAGCGGGAACTTTAAACTACTATTACCCTCACTTAGGGGAAAGCGCATCTGGGTGTACAGCGCTACATTCGAGACCCGCTGGTGTGACTACTATTCTGATCTTTGGGAATACGACGAGCTGCTTGAGATTTGCGACGTGGACTATCTCGCAAAGTCCAAGCTGGGCGGTTACCCGTCAAGCCTCGCAAGGATGGCTGGGCGCGACTTGGGTGTTATCCTAAACAAGGATGAGCAGAACAGCGACTGGTCACGGCTACAACTGACGCAATCGCAGCTTGACTACGCTGCCTTCGACAGCCACGTGACGTGGGAAATTTATAAGAAGTGGGACGCAGAGCTAACCGACGAACAGTTTGAG